TAAAGATGCCTGCATTCTTTTGCAGGTCTTTGTACATAATCGAGTAAGGTGTTAAAAGTGACTCAGCTATTTGGATTGGATGGGATAACTCTTTACCAATAATGCAGTTTCTAAATCTCATGTTACCATCCTATTGGTGTATTGTAGGCAATCACTGCTGATAATATTACTACCAACACAAGATAAACTGCCATAATTTTATCACTCATTTTCACCTTTTAACTTTTTAAATTCTTCTAAAAATATTTCTTTTTGTTTTTGAACAAATTCTTCTGCAAGTTTAAGTTCATTCTCTAAAAACCTAATACGCTCCAAAAATTTGGTCATTGTTTTTGGAAATAAAACATCAACTTCTTTAGATGCTTTAACAGTTAGACAAACTTTGGAAGCAGAGGTTTTATGCCAGGATACTTCAATCTCAGCAATTTCATTACCAACAGTTAACTTAATAGGACCATTATCTTTTTTAGTGATTGTATGACCTACTAGCAAAATAATTCTCCTGAGCCGTTCATCCAACAGGAATAAGATTCTTCTGCTTTTATAATTTTATCAGGTTTTTTAGTGTAGAAATTTTGTGGTCTTAGATCAAAATAGTCACCATTTACTGGTTCCGTTGTGTCACCTCTAGTAATTTTGCAGCCTTTTATATGAGCAGCGAAATAAAGAGACCTTAAAGATAGGTTTCTGGTTTTACCATCCTTACGATAATAAACTACAGGCCCATTGATTGAGAGTGAATGCTCTAATTGTGGAATGATCTCTTTCCCTGTTTCCCTAACAAACACTCTGGCATTTTCATCAATTTCAAGGTCTGGGTAAAGGACGCACTGTACTCTCATTTACTAATCACCTCTATGCAATTCTTTAGACTCTGTTTCATGCTATACGCATAATGCTTTTCTAATGCAGCAGCTTCTTTAAATCCTGTGAATCTTCCAAAATAGAATCCCACAAAAAGTAAAAGAGCAGTAAAAAGTAAATCATAGATTAATTTAAAAGACATTTTCAATACCTGCATCTAAAGGAAGATTAACCAAAGTTACGTCTTGAAGTGGTCTACAAACTGCAATGTCACCAATCCGGTCATGGTAAACCCAGTCAGACTTGTCAGAAGTTAGAACAAATACAGTCCCAGGTTTATCTATATCAGCAATAGTTTTAGGGCATGGATCTGAATTAAGCCTCATCTAAAACTCTGTATTTTTTAAAGAATAAGACCTAAAACGTTCACAAATTATTGTAGTCTTTTTTTGTTCACCATCTAACCAGGTATGAGCTTTGCCCTCTATGAATATGGTCTCGCCTTCTGAGAAATCATTCTGAATAATCTCAGCTAGTTTTCCATAACCGACACAGTCAACATATTCTTTGCCCTCTTTATCCCAGGTCTTTACGGTGAACTTTAAAATCAAGTTCCCTGATTTGGCCTGTACTGGTTGTTTGTTTTTAATTGATCCCATTAAAAATACTTTATTAAAACTCATCTGCTAGACTTCCTTTCCATGTTGGCTTTCTCGATTAATGCGCTCGCCTCTGATTTGGTAATATCACTAGAGAAATAGATTCCCATCTTAGTCAATGCACCTTTTTGGGCATCCGATGCCTTATCCATAGGGTTTTTAATCTGTACTGGTTTTGAATCTTGGCTAGGCTCAACTATGAACGTTGGTTTAGGTGTCGGACTTTTGACAGGCAATGGCTTATAACCAACATCCTTTCCGGACGCTCGATTACCATCATCATCTTCGTCAATGGTGGCAATTCCTAAAAGAGCAGTTAACTGATAACGCTTGTAATAACTAATCAATGATCCTAGACGCTGTGGGTCAGGATTATGAGGTAATATCATCTCTGATTCGATCAGCTCCCCTGACTCATGCAAAAGCCTTGTAATGAGTATAGTGCCATTATCAGTGACCCGCATGGGTTGAGTTATGGAAAGACCACAGGAGCTCAATAAGGGCACTACAGCTTGTAATATGTCGGACAAACTCGCATACGTGGACTTGAAGAAAGGATTCTCAGATCCCTTCTCCACTGGTTTTAGTTGAGACTGAAACTTGACGAGGGCTGTTGCGATAGACTTCATGTAATATTCTCCTGATTTGTAAGTCAAACTGATCTAGCTTGGTTTGTTTATACTTTCTTGCACAGAGACATAAATCCCAATGCTTTAATTGATCATCCTGGTAATGATATTCTGATTCATGCCCACAAGAAGGGCAGGTGATTAACTCGCTACTCATAGAGCTCTAGGAAGTTTTGGCGATAATATCCAAGCTGAATCTTGTCTTGGTCAATGCCAGTGTAAAAGATGCCGTAAGAATCAATTAAGATCTCAGTTATGGTAAAAATAATGCCTGGGTTGACTTTATATTGAACGATGTTGCCGATTGCAAAACGTGTATCCATTTGTATCCTTATCATTTTTATTAGACCTAGCTTATACCCTAACTAACCTAAATTGTAAATATTTAATTTACTTTCTGTGTAAAATGTATAATAAGACTTTCACAAATCAAAAACTGTCTGCACCAGTTGAAAATATAACATTTAAGCCGCAAGGCTATTCTTCCTACCAGGGTGCAGCTTCTCATTTGAGATGCCTGGTAGGTTTCTATAAAGGACCTTATGGCATCTGGAAAAAAGAACTATTTCAGGCATTCCTTTTTTGCAAGAAACGATGATTTTGTGATTTTGTTAATTGATACGATGGGCTATCAAGGCTACTTTTTATGGTTTGGATTGCTCGAAATTTGTGGAGAAATAGCCGCCGATAATTACCCTGAAACCTTCAAAATAGCTAACTCCAGACTACTCAGAAGTTTGAGATGTAGACAGCAGAAACTTGACTGGTTCCTAACTCTGGCTAGGCAGGAGTCCAAGTTGTACTGGGAACGAATTGAAAATAATCACTTTATCCAAATACATAACTTCCCGAAATATTTAGGAAAGTATGAAAATTTGAATGAATCAAATGCCCCTAATAAAAGAAAAGAAAAAGAAATAAAAGAAAAGAAAATAAAAGAAAAGGAATTGGGTACATTTTTTATAAATTTAGAGGAGAAGGAAACAGGGGTCAGAAACCCAAGAAACAGTCATGGTATGCAGAGTTTAAGCGATGCAATAATTTCAGATGAGATTTCAGAAATTTTGGCAAATTTAAAACAAGATGATAATTACAACGTGGAGCAATAGGAGTTAAAATGATACTTACATGTGAACTTTGCCAATCTCAATTCTTAACAGAGTCAGATCCGCACGTAATCATTCCAGGACCAGAGACTAAGGTTTATTGCTATTGCAAAGTGAAAGGTGATGATGACCAAAGATGGATTGATCAGCTTAGGCATGAGCATAAACTTTACCAAAAGCATTTAAGTGGATTAAAAGCAGAGAACGAAAGATTAGAATCTGAAAATACCAAGTTGAGACAGTGTATTGAGTGGTACGCCGACAGAAAAAACTGTGATAATGCAGATTTTTCTCATGTAGAGATTGATGACTCAGGCGAAGAAATAGCCGATGGCGGTTATCGTGCAAGAGAAGCATTAAAAGAATTGGAGAAATAATGAACGATAAAGACTGGGTCGATATAGCATTTTACGAAGGTATTTATCAAGTTTCAAAACTAGGTCTTGTAAGGTCAATTGACAGGATTGTTAAAAATAAAAATGGGTACTGGAAAAGAAAAGGGAAAATACTCTCTCCAACTATATTTCATGGGTATTTAAAAGTTAGTCTGAAAAGAAAATTAACTTTTGTTCATCGAATTGTTGCCGAAACATTTCTTGAAAAACCTAAAGGATTAAATATTGTAGTAAATCATAAAAATGGTAACAAATCAGACAATAGAATAGAAAACCTTGAGTGGGTTACTCAATCTCAAAATGTTAAACACGCCTATGATAACAATTTAGCCAAAGCGGTTGGACATAATCACAAACTAAATGACCTAAAAGTTTTAACAATTTTAACCTGTAAAGACTTTAGCGATAGATTCATGGCAAAACATTTTAATGTTTCTCAATCAACCGTTTCTTATGTGAGACTTGGAAAAACATATAAAAACATTACAAAAAAGATTTTATGCTAAAAGAAGACAAAGAAGAGTTTGATAAGTGGTTTGTTAGTTGTCGTAACTCATCTTTTGCAGTTTTTTTAAGAGAAAATTATCCAGATGCAGGTATTAAATGGGATAGGGAATCGGCCAGAAGTGCATGGCAAGCCGCCTGTAGCTATAAGCAGAAATATATTAATGAATTAGAATCTGAAAATACCATACTTAATCAAGAGATAGAGAAGTTTAAGGGTTATTTAGAGGCATGGGGTAAAGATGAGTAAAGCTACGCTAGAGTTTAATTTACCAGAAGAGCGTGATGACCACGTTAATGCCTTATATGGGTCTCTTTACAAGATGAAGATTGATACTATTTACGATGAGGTTTTTAGACCTATCTTTAAATATGATCAACCAGTTAATAAAAAGGTTTTATCTGGTCCAGAAAGAGAGCTACTGGAAAAAGTGTGGGGATTGATTTATGAGCACTTTGACGGCACTCTGGATTAAAGATGATTAAAGTTAATTAAAGATAATTAAAACATTTGCAATCTTGATTTAAATAATTAGCATAGAGCATTACCATTAAAGAGAGTTGCAATGGAAATAAAAGAAATTGGATCAACAGAAGCAGTATTATCAAGCATTTCAACCAAACTAGACGGTTCTATTAAAGTCAGTTTAGAAATAAACCCAGATCAAGCTATTCTCATAACAAATCTATTTAAATGTTTTGCAAGCAACGAAAGATTATTACAAGTTGCGTTCGTATCAATATCAAAAAATCAGGAATAAATTCATGAAGTGGAAAGAAGAGTATTGCGAGTTGCTAGTTGAGCACATGGCAGAGGGTTATAGCTATGAGTCATTCGCGGGAAAGTTAGGAGTAACAAGGGATTGCTTGTATAAGTGGGAAAAACGACACGAAGCGTTTTTATACAGTAAAAACATAGGGTTTGCTAAGATGCTCATGTTTTATGAGAAGACTGGTATAGATGCAATGAAGGGATTGATACCAAACTTTAACGCTACTTCATGGGTCTTTCAAATGAAAAATAAGTGCAAGTGGACCGACAGAGTTGAGTCAACAACTATTGAGGTTAGCAAGAAAGACACCGAAGACTTAGTTGCAAGAGCGGAAGAGATCTTGGAAGAAATACGTCAATGATCCAGATAAGACCTTACAGGGCAGATGATTACAATTTTATAGTCTCATCTTGGTCTAAGTCAGCTTATGAATACTCGTCTGGTAAAATGGAAAAGTTCTCAATCTATCATGATGGGATAAAAGATTTGTTTGACAGAAAGATGAAAGATGAAGAGATCCAGTGCTACATAGCTTATACGAACAATGATGAGGACTTTATCCTGGGATATGCTGTGTTTGGTACTGACTACACACTTCATTACTGTTTTACAAAGACTGCATTTAGGAACGTGGGTATATGTAAGGCACTGTTAAATCATTTTTATAAGTCTAAGAAAGTAATTACGGTGTCTCATTACACTAAGTTTATCAATTACATTAAGAAGAACTACGAAGTAGAATACAATCGATTTAAATTTTATGGAGTAAGCTAAATTGATTAACTTGCTTCATGGTGACTGTTTAGAATTGATGAAGAATATACCAGATAAATCAGTTGATATGGTTTTAACTGATCCGCCCTATGGAACTACTGCTTGTAAGTGGGATGTAATAATCCCTTTTGAACCAATGTGGAAAGAGCTTAAGAGAATCACTAAAGATAATGGTGCTATATGCTTATTTGGGAGTGAACCCTTTAGCAGTCATCTAAGGTTGAGCAATTTAAAGATGTTCAAATATGACTGGATTTATCAAAAAAGTCACTCCGTTGGATTTCTTAATTGCAAAAAACAACCATTAAATGAGCATGAAATTGTGTCTGTTTTTAATTCAAAAATTTATCATCCACAACTTGCAAATAAGCCAAAAAAAAATATAAGACCAAAAACATTAAAACCTAGACTAACTGATTCTTATGGTAAATTCAGTGAAGGTGATACTAGAACAATCCCAATAGATAAGACATATCCAAAATCTATAATTAAATTTAATAGAGACCAGACAAAATGGCATCCAACACAAAAACCTGTAGCACTTCTTGAATACCTAATTAAAACATATACACTAGAAAATGAAACAGTTTTAGACTTCACTATGGGAAGTGGTTCAACAGGTGTAGCTTGTAAAAACCTTGACAGAAAATTTATTGGCATAGAAAAAGATGAAAAGTATTTTGAGATAGCAAAGAACAGAATAGAACAACACATAAAGGCAGGTTAACATGAAAGTATTGTCAGTTTGTTTTGCACAGGCAGTTAGACTTCCTAACAATAAGAATGAAACGTTTATCGCTGCAGATTCTTACACAGAACTATCCTGGGATAAAAACCTGAGTGCTGTGCTTGTAAAAATGAAAGATATTAACAAGCAGGTCATAGTTTTCAACACCAACATTGCATACCTTGTTAAAGCAGAAGATAAAGCTGAGAAGTAAAATAATTGGAGAGATGGCAGAGTGGTCGATTGCGTCGGTTTTGAAAACCGAAGACCTGAAAGGGTTCGTGGGTTCAAATCCTACTCTCTCCGCCAATTAAATAATGGATAAAATAAAACTCTTAAAAGAGATATTAAAAGAGTTAGAAAGACGTGGTGTTGGCGTAAAAATCAACTTCTTAGACGATAAGTTCACTAAGCAGTTTCAAGCCGCTAAAGACAAGTCCATTTTAAAAGCAATCCAATGCACACGTCGAGCAGGTAAGTCCACAGGTGAAGCCAAAGAAACATTGCAATCCGCATTTGAAAACCCAGAGACTAAGCACCTGTATGGTGCGCTTACTCTTGGATCAGCTAAAAATATAATCTGGGATATGTTTCTAAGTGAGCTAGAGTTAAAGAAGATTCAATTCAGATCAAACGAACAACAAGGCATTATAAAGTTAGCAAACAAATCTGAGATAAGATTGTTTGGATTAGATTCGTCCTACAAAGAGATGAGAAAGATCTTGGGCGGTAAGTATAAGACCGTTAAGATCGATGAAGCAGGATCAATTACCCAAGACTTAAAGAAAATATGTCTTCAGATGATCTTGCCTGCTCTCACTGATATGAATGGCAGGCTTACTTTATTAGGCACTGCAGAGAATATTCCTAAAACTTATTTTGAAGCTGTAACAAGTGGACTAGAACCAGGATGGTCCGTTCATAAATGGACTGCTTTTGATAATCCATACATCGCAGATAAGTGGAAAGAACATATTGAATGGATTGAGAAGTTTAATCCTACCTTTAAACTCACATCAGAATATAAAACACATTACCTAAATGAGTGGTGTGCAGATGATAGACTACTTATTATCCGCATCAACAAAGACACAGTTATCCCTGCCATTGATCTTGTTAATCCTACTTATATCCTGGGTGTCGATATTGGGTTTAATGATGCCACAGCTTTTACATTAGTTGGCTTTCATAACAAGTCACCAGAGCTTTATGTTGTCGAGTCATACAAAGAACGTGAAATGGACCTGACTGACACCGCAAATAAGATAAAGCATTATTTAAGATCATACCCTATAGGCAGAGTCATCATCGATGGTGCAAATAAGCAGGGTGTTGAAGAGATGAAGAACAGGCATTTCATTCCATTAGTTCCTGCAGAGAAGACGGACAAGGCATCATTCCTTAAGATTCTTGCTGACGATATTACAAGAGGAAGGGTTAAATACTTTCAAGGTAAGTGTGACTCACTCATAGAAGAACAAGATCAATTACAGTGGAAAGATGCTACTAAGCAAGATGAAGATCCAAGAATTCCTAATGATCAAAATGATTCATTCTTGTATGCCTGGAGAGAAGCACGAAATTATTTATGGAAAGAAGAGGTTCCGCCATTAGATATAAACTCAAACGAATATATGGACCAATTTGCAAAAAGATTAACCGATATTAGGAGAAAACAAAATGAGTTACAGTATTGAAGAGATCGATAAGCTACTTCATGTGATCAAGAGTCACCAAGTTGAAAACTTTAAACTGGGTGATCTTGAAGTAAAGATTAGTCCTGTTAAATACATTGCAGAACAATCACAAGCATTGTCATCCGGTGTTATCACTGAAAAAATAACTGAAGATGATCTTTACTATAGTTCAACCTCACTTAAACCTAGGGCATTGTAATGGAATATAAAACACCGTGGTGGGAACAAGATTCAGAACCACATAAAAGAGTTTTTGAAACTGCAGGAAACATTAGACGCAACCAAACTGCACAGGAGGATCTAGATGAAAGGCATTTTAGATTATATTCTGGGCTACCTCTTTATTCTGCTTTTACTTTCAATCTTACGTTTGACACTCTGGATGCTAAATTCACAATGAACGTGGTCCAGTCTGCAACCAACACACTTGTATCTAAGATTGCTAAAAATAAAGTTCGTCCTACCTTTCTTACCGATGATGGTGATTGGGGCATGCAGCAACAGGCTAAGAAGTTAACCAAGTACACTTACGGACAGTTTTATAAATCTAAAGTGTATGAAGAAACAAAGAAGGCATTAAGAGATGCCTGTATATTTGGTGATGGATTCGTTAAGCATTGGCATGACTCGCAAGGTAACATCAACATAAAGAGAGTTTTTAAACCGTCTCTTATTGTTAACCAGGCAGAGGTTATGTATGCCCAAGAGCCTAAGACTATTTATGAAGTGAGAGTAGTTGATAAGGGAACTTTGAAAGAGAAGTACCCTGACTTTAAACATGAAATAGACGAGGCATCGATCTCAGATATTCCATTCTTCATAGATTCGTTTGAGTCAAACCATCAACTTGCTGTTGTTGTTGAGGCGTACAGAGTTGCACATAAAACTGTTGATAAAGAAGGTAAAGAGACCCTTCATCCTGGTAAACACTTTATTGGCATTTCTACGGCAACATTTGTCTATGAAGATTTTAAAAAAGAGAAGATCCCTTATACTAGAATTCAATATGTACCAAACGCAGTTGGTTACTATGGCAAAGGTGTTGCTGAGATCATTACAGGGCATCAAATAGAGCTCAACAGGATGCTAAGACGTATTTCAAGATCCATGAACATCATGAGCTCACCTAATATCTTAGTTGATTACATGAGTGAGATCATTGATACGCATTTTAACAACGAAGTAGGAACAATCATTAAGTATAAAGGTGCACCTCCTGCCTATAACTTCCCCATGGGTATTAATCCTGTAGCTATTGACTGGTTTCTTACTGTTTATCAAAAAGCATTTGAGGAACTTGGACTATCTCAGCTTACTGCACAGTCTAAAAAGCCTAGCGGTCTTGACTCAGGTAAGGCATTAAGAGAGTACAATGATATTGAGACAGAGAGATTT